GATCTTAATTTTAGTGTCCGCTATGTTTAGGCGCTCTACAATTTGGAAATAGCCCATGGTGCCCAAGGCAACAATGACGATCAAACTGATTACCGTCTTCATCGGCATCTGTACAGCTTGTTCTTCTCCAATTTTTAGGGCCATAAATTACCTGTTGAATCTTGACACGATCCATTCCCATGCAGCTTTAATTTTGTCCCAAACTTTGCAACAAATTGCTTTACATTTATTTATCATGTTTCTTCTCCTCAATTTCATAGAAGAACTTATCAGTATCTTCTGTTTTCCATTGACTTGTGTTCTCTACATTCCATTCAGAGGTTTGCACTTTCCAATCTGGCACATTATCTTTAACAGTGAATGATGGGATATCCCATATACATCTATTGTTAGGCTGTGCTGCATAGTTCCCGTCGTCTAGGGCTATGATGTGAGCACATTTATGCTCGTGCGGTATCTCTGAATGATCCGTATCTAAGATATTACTTTCAGGGTGGGCAAAGTCAACCGTAAATAAGTATTTACCATGGTGCCATTTCTTGTCTTTTCCTATGTATTTACCGGCTTGTGCTTCTAAAATATCCCAAGAATGCACAGAAGGATAATAACTAAAGCAATTCCAAAGCTGTAACTCGTCAAGTCTACGTCTAGGAACTTCTTGCGGTTTAAACCCTCTTTGAATGAATGCACATATCGGGAGACGATAGAAGATAGCTCCATTTTCCATAATACAATGAAAAAGGATACTACGCCCTGTAATAGCCGAAAGACCAAAGATAATGCAGTCTTCAACTTCTCCATGATGTTTCTTAAGGTCATACAGATACTCCCTTCTGATCTGTGCGTACTCCGGTGGTATGTTTGCGTTTAAATATGCCATAATAAAACCTCATTTGATACTACCCCAATTATCTCCCTCTTCATAATCTACTTTGTTAGGAACTTCAAGTGTGACCGTTGACTCCATAATTTCTTTTATCTTTTCTGCCTCTTGTTTATTTTGAACAGAAATATCTAATTCATCGTGCACTTGTAGATGTGGTACAATACCTTCTGCATGTAGATCTATCATAGCTTTTTTTGTCATGTCAGCTGCTGACCCTTGTATCAATCTATTTAAAGCTTTGTATGTAAAAGCTCTCTTGATCCCTGGTCCGTGTTCCGCGAGCGCATCTTCATGCGGCAAGGCCTTGTGGATACCAAACTGATTTGGCTCCCACAAATGAAACCTGCACAATCGACCTAGTAGCGTTCTCACTCTACCTTTTTGTTGTGCTCTACCCATTACAGCATCCATAAGTTGTTTAACAAAAGGAACTCTGTTGTGATACTTTTTAAATAATTCTTCAGCTTGTAATTTATTAATACCTAGCTCTGCTTGTAATTTATTTTTACCCATACCATAGAACAAACCTAGGTTTATTGTTTTGGCCTGGAATCTACCAATGTCAGCCATGTCTGCTACGATTTGATGGAAGTCTGCATTTTCATTCTTGTATGCATCAACAACATCATCAACAGAAAAGAAACCTTGTAATGCAGCGTAATGCACAACAAGACGTGGCTCTTGTTGATTGTAATCGAAACAACCCCATTTACATCCTTCTTCTGGTATAAATAAACTTCTGATCCGTGGTCCGAGGTCCTTGTTCCTTGCTGGGATCTGCTGTAAGTTTGGATTGTTCATACTGAACCTGCCTGTTACAGTCCCGCCACTATCACCACGAAGCTGGTTTATCTCTGCATGTATCCTACCATTATTAGAATATTTAATTATGGTATCTAGAAAAGTTGTGTGTGCTTTGTTTATCTCCCTTGCTTTTGCTATGGCTTGCACAATCCGATGTGGATGATTTGCCAAGAAGTTTTTTGTAAAACTAGGTGCACCTGTCTTGACAGTTCTTTCATAAGGTAAACCAAGTTTATCAAACACTTTGGCAATGGATCTTGCTGCCCAGATCTGCACTTCTTGTTTAGTCTCAGCATATATCGCGCCCAACAATCTACTTTCTTCTTCAACCATTCTTTGTTTCTCTAATGCAGCTCTTTCTTTATCAACACGAACACCAAGGAATCTCATATCAACTAACACAGGAAAAAGATTTGTTTCCATATTAAATATGTTTTCTATGTCTTGGTTCAAAATCTCTTTTTTCATTTCTTGCCACAACTCTAATGTGAGTTGGGCGTCACGCTCCGCGTAAGCTCCAACGTACATAGCTGGTAGCTTATACATCTCTGCTTTGGGATCTACACCCCAAGACTTTGCAGCTTCATACAAAGCACTTTCATCTTTACCTTTACCAAGATAGTCTCTTGATAAACCATTTAAATCATATCTAAATCTATTCTCATCAACCAAAGATGCAGCTATCATGGTATCTACGATCTGTCCTTTTATGTTTATTCCTAATTTTCTTAACCAACACACATCGTACATAGCATTATGAAATATTTTTATAGAGTCTGTGTTCATCTGGTCTTGTAGCCAGTTTAGAACCATTCTACGGTCCATATTACCACCACCTTCGTGTGCGATAGGATAGTATGCACACCAGTCATGTGTTGCTAATGATATGCCAACTACATCACCCACACCTATGACAGAACCAGATCCCATCCTTTCATTTAAGTTTGGATCTTTTGTTTCTAAGTCTACGGCTATCTCATCGTACTTGCTAAGATCAGGAAAATCTGTTGGTGGTATCCACTCTGTTTGTGGTTTAAAAATATTAGTCTTCATGTTTACATTCTCCTGCGATAGCCATGTATGCTGCAGCATCAACGTAAGTGTCTTCAGTTGGTTGCCCAAACTTAGTTCTTGCTACTTTTAATAATGCCATCATGACGGCAGCATCATGTGCTGTTATTTCTTTATCTAGGTATGCCGACCATAACTTTGCAATGTTGCAATGGTTTTGTATTTTATCTCCATATGTTTTTGCTCTAGGTCCTGAAATTAATTCTTTTGCTAACTGTAACGCTTCTTCTGTTTTCATATTTTATATCCTTTGTATATGTCTTTTGGTCTGATGACATGTAAATGATTTTTAGTTCTAGTTGCACCAACATAGAACAATCTATTTTCATCATCAGGATTTTTTTCGTAGTTTATTTGTGTGTTTCTAGATAAGTCAGTCAGGAGAACTACGTTATCCTGCTCACCACCTTTTACGCCATGTATTGTAGACAAAACTATTCTAGGATTAGAATCTAGTTTCTCACCATTTTCCCTCATCCTTCTTATATACCTCACTTTTTTCTGTGGTGCATCATTAAAAGCTTCATACCAAACAGCTTTTGTCTTCAATCCATAATCTTTAGTTAGTTGATCTATTCCATAAAAAGAATCCTTAACCATACTTTTAATTTTTTTCTTGTCCCATAGATTTGTGTATGATGATATTCTTTCTATCTGATCGTATTTTAATAATTGACCCTTACGAAGTTGTTCCCAATCTTTTATTGCAGTGTACAAGTCTTGTTCTCTGTTTGTTTTATATTTGTTTTCGTAATACAACCCCTGTGAGTAAAGTTGGTCCTCCAAATCATTGAGCATAAATCTTGTTCTAGCCAACACTAGCCAATTACCTTGTTTCATGTTAACTTGTTCAAAATCATCATAATATGAAAGCAATCCTCTTTGTGTTTTTGGTAGCCACTCTTTTGGTAGTCGGTTTTGTATCTTATTTACTATGCGTGATGCCACATCATGAACTACCCGCGGTATACGGTATGACTGTGTCAACTGCATTATCTTCCCCGTTTGTGTTATAAAACTATCTACGTCTGCGCCAGCCCATCTAAATATAGCCTGATCATCATCACCTGCAATGAAAGTATCCCCTGTTTTATCCCATATTGATCTTGCCATATCCCATTGGGATAATGATAGATCTTGTGCTTCGTCTATAAACACAACATCAAACTTAGGTGATTTATCTGATTTAATAAATTCTGTAATCATGTCTGTAAAATCTATTAAGTTGTAGTCTTTCTTGTATTGATTAAGATCGTGCACAAACTGTTTTAGTTGCTGCACTGTTATATCTTGTGTATGTTCTTTTAAATTAAATTGTTGTTCAGGTGTAATATCTCGTAGTTTAGCTAATTGTATTATACGTAGTAAATCACTTTTAGTTGTAAATAACCCTGTGTGTTCATTATCATAATCATGATAATCTAAATTATATCCTGTCTTTTTTCCTAAATCTTCATAGTGTCTACGCTGTAACACTTCTTCTTTTTTGATACCTAATCTTTTAAACGCTAGTGAATGTAGTGTTCTAAAATAAGGTAAGTCATCTTCACTAAAATTAAATTTGTCCATAGCTCTATCTCTAGCTTCATGTGCAGCTTTTTGTGTAAAAGAAAAGTATCCAATCTTATTTGGGTCTGTTTGTTTTAAATACTTATCTACTTCGTTTAATAGTGTTGTAGTCTTGCCTGTGCCAGGTGGCCCTAATACAATGGTTTTCATACAATACCCTTAATTTTATTTTTTATCATGGTGTTAAATTTAATTTCTTCAGACGTTAAATTTTTGTGTTCATTTGGATCTATCATTTCATACTCTCTGTTTCTGAGATGAAAATCCCAAAAAGCTTTTCTCACAACATTGCCTTTATCAGTATTTTTAAGTTTCCAACCTGTGCCGTTATCTGCATACCACACATGATTAGTTTTAAAGTTTCCATGCTCAGGATACAACATATTTATAAAATCCTCTTCTTTCATTTCTATTTTATCTAAAAATTTTAAATAAATAGTTTTAAACTCTTTGCCATCAACATGATGCGCATCCATTCTAGGATCTATATTTGGCCTATACCCTTGACTTTTTTTCCAATTTATTTTGTCATCACTTATGCAATGTTGTAGTGCCTCGATTACAGCCGCTTTAGGTCTTAAACTTTCATTCTTATATCCATTCCCACCAAAACAAACTAATCGTGCCACAGAAAAAGGATACATCTTTCCAGGTTTATCTATTACTTTCATTAAAAAATCATTACCATCTTTATCTTTAAGGGCTAGTTTGCCATCAACTAACCTCATAGTTTTAACCATTTTATAAGTTGGTTTTTCGGTCCAAAATTCTAATCTTTTTCCTCCAGCTGCACCATAAATTTCATGATATGAAACTTTTATTTCTATTATTTTATCTCTTTGTTTTTTCCAACTATCTTGAATTTGTGGTTTTAACGGAGAATAATAATATTTATCCATCATGTCTTTCACATGATTTGTTTCTTCTTCATTTAACACATAGTGTAAAGGCCATGACTTTTTCTTTTTTTGATAAAATTCATAACAACTTTTTCTTGTGCTTGGTTCTCTACCGAATATACTAAATTTTGGTCTTTTCATAATAAATGTGTCATCAGAATGGTAGCAATACAAATTACAGTAATGATTCCCATGTCATCGTTATATGATGGCCTCCTCAAAACGCATCCTCCTTTTTAAATTTTCGTTCTTTTATTTTCATTTGTTCTTTCTCGAACTGTTTTATTTTTATCACAGACAATTTCTTTTTACCTATGTTCATTCTAATATGTTCACAATTACAATGCTCTAACAACCATAGTATTGTGATGTCATATTTTTCTGTCCATTTATGTCTATGTAAAAATTTGTGATAAAAATGTGTAAAAATAAAATGATGATGCAAGTCCTTGTTCCAAACATTACCAGACTCCATGTCCTCTTTCGTAGCACCCTCTGCAGTTCTACTTGTACAATAATTCTCTAAGTGTTGTGCTAGCTGTTCTAATTTAGTTGCACCTGTTGGTGCCTCTATAATCTCTGGGTTAGCCATGAGCAAAGCAACCATGTCTTTATAATCTTTTGGTTTTATCGTAGGTGGAAACTTGTGTATTTGATTCATACATGCTCGAACAAATAATCTTTGTTCTTGTAATTCTTCTGCTTTTAATTCTACTCTTTCACCATCTACGTTTAATCTAAATATCTTTGGATCTAATTCTATTATTTGCAAGTCTGATAACTGTGGAAAAAGACTTTGTGTTCCAATACCATACTTTCTAGTTCTACAAAGCTGTTTATCACAATGATTACACATTGGCTCTTCACTACATTTAAAACCATAATCTTTATTATCTTTTCTAAATTTTGTTATTTCATCGTGTCTAAATGGGTTTACAAAATGTTTAAAATTAAATGCATCTAGTTTATCAGCCCAACTGTCTGGCCACTTCTTTTTTGCATAAACCCTAAACTGAAACATAACTCTGTCTCTGCCATCATCTAACTTTTCTTTTGTTAAAGATTCTAAACAAGGTGGTCCATCATCAAACTCTGATGGTGGTCTTTTAATCTGTAGATCTTGTAATTCTTTTGGTGTGAGAGCACTAACTTTTACACCATTTAAAAAAGCATCTATTGTAATTGCTTTGCCCATAGGATCAAAGCAATATCTTGTTGTATTTTTACAATTAAAGTATGGTAAATTTAAAAAATTTCCTGTATCATCTTGCGATTTTAATTCAATTTGTTTTGGAAATACCTCAGCATTACCAAATCCCAACACGGCACTTATAGACATAAGTTTATCACGCATTAGTTTTGCAGGAACAAAGTCTGTCGTGAATAAAAATATGTGTGCACCACCACTTTTAGATCTACAAACAGATAGTGGTATTGCAAACTGATTTATTTTATTTATTATTTCTCTGTGATTAAGAGTGTATTTATCTACATCAATACATCCCCATCTACATTCGTTGTCTTCATTAATTGGTATTATACCCAGACTAGGTTCTATGCCGTTAAGGTGATTTTCCCAATGTTGATCAGTGACTATTTCTCTTTTAACAAAAGATTTACCTTTAACCTTTAGTCCATCGGCACCTTTCTTGTCTACAAAAGTGCATCCGTGAGCACGCTTTAATCCTGTAAATATCTTTCTAAAATCTTCCATAATTTTTCTTGGGGCCGGATCCAGTCTCCCATCCCCGGCCCTCTATCTTCCAATGGAAGTCTTTAGTACGGTGAATTAGACTTTGACTCTTGTCCCTCTGGTTTAGTTTCTAACGCACCATCACGAGCACTTTGTGACATTTTCTTTGCCATCTCGTAAAGATTCTTGTCAGTTACGGGACCTTTTTTCTCCACGTCCCAACCAAACCATGTCCCCTTGTCGTTAGACATTTGCACAGTCTTTAAAGTATAAATGTGGCTGTATGTAGGCGGAGTAAAAAGTCCATTTTTACCACGCATTTTTAAACCCAACATTACTGAGTTCCATTTTCTACTAATTTTAAGTTGTGTAGATTTCATAGAAATCAAAGCTTGTTGAGGCAC